GAGCTTGTTCTGTGTTTCCTACTGTGTTAATGGATGGAGATAATGAGGTAACAGATATTAATGACCCAGTTTACAAACTATATTACGGTAATTGGAACACTAAGCAAGGAAAAAACGAAGCTCTTTATCAGTTGTTTGTTAATTTGTTTCTTCATGGTAAATCACACACATTAAAAGAGTCTGAAGGGGTAGGATTAGAAACGACTGAACTTTGGCCGTTACCAACACAAGCAGTTACACCAGCACAAGGAAATGTAGGTTATTTTCAACAAACACCGTTCTATACTTTTAACGATGGTGTAAACAAATACAAATACTTTCCTTCTGAACTAATAACATTACAATACTACGACCCTTCACAAGTTGAGGAAAACCAATTAGGGTTGAGTCCTTTACAAGCTGTTTGGGACGTTGTGAACGCTTCTAATAACAGAGCAACAGCAGAAAAGGCAATGCTTGAAAATAGAGGTATTAGCGGTTTGATTAGTCCAAAGGCGGCTAGTGGTGATGCTGGAGCGTTAGGGTTTAGCAATTCTGTTATGGAGACAGTAAGAAAAGCTTTTGTAGGTCTTACTGGAGGTGCTGAAAAGTTTAATAAAGTTGAGGTAGTAGAGCAGGCGGTTGATTTTACTCAGTTAGGAATGAACGCTAACGATATGAAAATTATCGAAATGCAGCTTCCACACATTAGGAGCGTTTGTAGAGCGTTAAATTTACCATCCCAAAAGTTTGGTGATTATCAATCGAGCCAGTACGCTAACTATGTAGAAGCTGATAGGGTTTTTTACACAGGGGCAGTTATTCCAAACGTTGAGCTATTTTTAAACCAATTTCAAAAGGATTGCTTAAATCATATTAACATGGTTTCAGGTAAAGACTATCATATTGAGCTAGACATTGAGCGCGTTGAATCACTACAGACACAAGTAGAGGAAACAGCACCAACAACAACAGAAGATGAACAAGATTAAAACTATAAAGGGAAAAGCATTAACCGACATAAAAAAGATGTTGGACGATAAAAAGAAGACGTTAAACGATAAAAAAGTGATAAAAAAATGAGCGATAAAAGAAATTCAAAGGTAAAGCAAGTAACAAGGGACAAAGCAGAGGCGTTACTATTAAAGAAAGGAGCTGTTAAGTTTACAGATAGTCCAACACTAAGCCCGATATTAGGTAAGGTCAAAGACGATGAGCCGAACAAAATGCTACTAGATAGGAATCTACCGCTTGATACTGATGAGGCTGTCTATCGTACCATTATAGCGAACACATACAACTACATGGATTCACACGATGATGTGCATTTGTCTAACGTGTTCAAGAAATCACTACAAGAAAACGCAGACCCTTTTTTATTGCATGACCATAAATTCGAGGTAACAGCTAAGATTGGTAAATCATTGAAAGCATATGAGCAAGAAGGAAGATTTTTGTATTACGGTTATAATTCACCACTTGATACAATGGCCCTATTAATAGACGCTGAAATATCAAAGGCAAAGAATGAAAGCGTATTTGATGAGTATAAGAACCACGAAATTAATCAGCATTCAGTTGGAATGTACTATGTTAAAATTGATTTAGCAATAGACAACCAAGACGACAAAGAAGCTTATGCACTGTATAGAAAGTACCTTCCGCAAATAGGAAACGCCGACAAAGTCGAGCAACAAGGATACTTTTTTGCAGTGCAGGAAGCTAAATTAAAGGAAGTTAGCGCGGTTTTACAAGGCTCGAACGACCTTACAGGGATATTTGATAACAATAAAGGGGTTAAAAGTATCGACGAACTAACAAAAATGTTCGATTATTTAGGTAAAAACATAGAGAATAAGGAAATTTTTAATAATCTTTGTAAGCAGTATGTTGACACTTTTACTCAATTAGAGCCGTCTTTGGACACTCAAACCGATAAGAAGCCGTCTTTTTACGAACTAATGAGTAAATAATAATTAACAAACAAAGGCTTTAAGAGAGTCAACAAAATGGATTTTAAAGAATATTTAGTATCTAAAAAAGTTGAAGATATTTCAACATTAGATGCAGAGAAACAAGCAGAACTTTACAACGATTTCAACGAAGCGTCTAAAGTAGCTATTGAATCAGCTATTGAATTGAAAGCGTCTAAGGAAGATGTTGACGCAATGAAAAGCGAATTGTCTGATACAATGACAAAGCAATTTGTTGCACTTCAAACAGTATTGAAAGAGCAAGGTTTATACATGAAAAAGATTGCAAAGTCTGATTCTATTAAACAAGTTCCTTTAAACAAATTGTTATTTGATAACAAAGACGCTTTAGCAAAATTAAAAGGTTCTTCTAACAGTGCTGATAATGTTAAAATGACATTGAAAGCAGTTGGTGATATGAGTATTGGTGGTAACACTACTGGTCAAGTTCCACAAGCTGACAGAAACCCAATTATCGGAGACATCAAAAGCAGAACTATTAAATTGATGGACTTAGTTACTATTGGTTCTATTGGGTCTAACCTGAAAGAATGGATGTATGTAGCAAACGAAGAAGGAGCAGCAGGTGCAACTGGTGAAGGTTTAATTAAAAATCAAATTGATTTTGAAATTATCGTAGGTTCTCAGAAAGTTGAGAAAATTACAGCTTACATTACTATCACTGATGAAATGCTTGATGATGTTGAGCAAATGCAAACTTTGATTAACAACAAATTAACAACCGAATTAAACAAGTCTTTAGAGCAAGGAGTTTTTGACGGGTCTGGTGTTAGTCCAATTTTGAACGGTATCGACACAGTGTCTCCAGTATTCGCAGCGGGTGTTTTCGCTTTGACTGTTGATAATGCAAATGAGGTTGATGTTTTACAAGTAGCATCTAATCAAATTGAGATTGCAAACCAAGACATGGCAACAGCTATCTTAATGCACCCTTCAGATGTAACTTCTTTACTATTGACTAAAATGTCTAGTACTGACAAACGTTATGTTGAAAGGTTGCAAATGATTGCAGGTACACTTTCTTTTGATGGTATTCCAGTTGTTAAAACTACTTTAGTTACTGTTGGTGAGTTCCTTATGGGAGATTTCAGCAAAGCAAAAGTTGATTTCAAGCAAGGAGTTACTATTGAAGTTGGTTACAACGCGGATAACTTCGTTAAGAACTACAAAACAATCAGAGGTGAAGTAAGAGCTGTTTGTTACGTAGAAAACAACGACAGAACTGCATTTGTAAAAGGTGTTTTTGCAACAGCAAAAGCGGCTTTAGAAACAGTATAAGAATTTTCATAGTTAGTTTTTTTTTAGGAAAGAAAGCCCTGTCTAGTACGGGGCTTTTTTTTGTTTTAATTTATCTTATATTTACATAAACATAAAACTATCCACAATGGCAAAGAAAGTAACAGATAAGAAAGCACCAGTTAAAAAGGTAGCAAAGAAAGAAGCGATAAAATTAGACCCTAACAAGGTTTATGAATTTATAGTGACAAAAGAAAGTAAGCATTTAAAAGTAGGTAGCTATTTTATTGATGGTGTAATGTGCGAAACTTTAATACTAAAAAACTTAGGGAATGTTAAGTCTTAAAGCAAACGGTCAAAAGAAAACATTAAAAGACGAATTTGTTGATGTAACATTGAACGAATTGGCTGCCGCCTATAAGTATGTAACAGGATTAGACAGCGAAACCAAACGTTATTTATTAAACGATGGTGAAACGGTCAACGATGATAAGTTATTTGAGTTTAAAATACACTGGATAAGCTTATTTAGTGATTTCTCAATAGAAGATTTAAGGCTCGTACCTTTAGAGGATAGCGAACAAAACAGTTTAAGCGTTGATTGGTTGTATAGTTACTGTAAAGCGTTCCTAAAGCAGCCAGAATCATACGTGACATTAAAAGAGTTCAATCATAAAGGGGTGGATTATCACCTAATAAAACCTTTAAAGACTATTGGAGGGGTTGAGATGTTGTTTGGTAAAGCTAATTATAGGCAGTTTATGCTAGGCAGTCAGTTAGCTTCAATGGTTGAGAAGAACAAAACAGAAGCAAGTATAGGATCACTCACTCAATTATTCGCTTTGCTTTACTCAGATGGTAACGATTCAAGTGAGGACATTGTTAATCGGGCCAATTTATTTGGAAATGTTAACGCGTTGTATGGCTGGTCAGCTTACTTTTTTTTTGTCGAGTTGGTAAAGAGATACAAAGACTATTTCCTCTTATCTACGACCAAGAACCCACCACAACGAGTAAAAACGGCATTAGCACGACAACAGCTAAAAGCATTACTATTAAGAACCACTTTTGGGAAATTGTTGCTATCAAAGTGGCTGAACAAGGAGTTTTTAATATTGGAACTGTAACGCCTTTAGAATCTGTAATGAATCAACGAGCTTTTGATGTGCTTAAAATATTTAATTTAAATTTAACCCAATGACTTACGAAGACTTAGTTAACATTTTTAAAGCTGCAAGTGATTCTTACACTGGAACACCTGCGCTTAACTTTCATTACGATAGGGTTTGGTATAATAACGGGGCAGCAAATAATAAATATCCTTCAATGCTGTTTGAATGTGCGCCCGATTTTGACTTAGTAGGTCAGCAAAGCAATGGACGTACAGGTCAACAAATAATCAAGGGTAAATTATTCTTTTATGATTTATTCAAAGAAGCTGAAAAGGGAGCACAGCCAACAGTTGACCAAGCGACTTATAAAAAACAAAGCGACTTAAACGAGTTAGCTTTAAAGGTTATTGGTAAAATAAACGGGTTAGTAGCAGCCGCACCAAGTCAAAGGATAAATTGGGGCAGTGGTTTTATGGCTAAAGATGTTCATAATCATGCGTTAGTACAAATCTTTGTACCATTTACAGCAACATTAACAAGCGAATGCACACCGTTAAACCCTTAATCAATGGCTACTTCTAATGATGTAAAAATAGGCCTTGATTTAATAGGTCAATTCATAGTGGAAAAGCTTTGGAGGGTTATGCATGATGAAGACCTTGTCGCGAGTGGCGACCTTATAAATTCCATACGTTATAATATAAATACAACAGGTTCTTCTTTTGAAATACAAATTTATGCGGAAGACTATGCGGAAAATGTTGATAAAGGCTCTCCGCCTTTGACCTATGTATCTGTTTATGCATTGGCAGAATGGATTGAAAATAAAGGAATTGTAACAGGTGAAAAGGAAATTAAAAACCTTGCTTTTGCGATACAAAGAACAATATACGACAAAGGAACTATACAATTTAGGCAAAATAAAAAAGGTTTTATTGAGATTATGCTCGACGAATCGGCAAAAATCATCTTTAAAATGGTTTTAGATTTATTTAAAACACAATTTACTTTATCTTTAACAAACGCAGTAAGGAAAAACAAACAAATCTTTGAATCATAATGGCATTAACGATAATAAAAACAGGTAGTACCATATCAACAGAGAAGTTAGTGATTCAGGTTACTAGTGACGACCCATTAGTAACATCGGTTATAATGAATGTACGTTTGGTTACAGGCGTGAACGCTCACACATTAGAGCATCAACCTATCTTTGGAAGTACTAACGTTTTCCAATTTGAAGTAAATAGCATATTAAAAGATTATTTCAATTTTGAATTTCAAGCGTTAACAGGAGCAGGGACAACGGTAATTGAAAATGTAATTTCAAGGTTATTATTTAACGAGGTAATAAGTGGAGTTATTCAAGGGGTTGATTATACAACCTCAGCTATAATACAAAACATAACGCAGGACGTATTCGAGATAGAAGACTTCTCTTTTGCTGATTACGATTGTGGAACGCTTGGAACTACAGCGAGTAAGTTTTTAACCTCAGCACCTAACCCACTTGTGATGGGTGACAATACTAGTAATTTCTTAAGTGTACTAGAAACGAGTTACACAGGAACGCCAGGAAGTTTAACACCTGACCAAGAATGGGTAAAGCTAGACTTTGATAGTTTAGGGGCTTTGGTTAACACTACATTAACTCCTGTTTCTGTACCTGTTCGAAGTATTGACGGCGCTCAATTGATTGGAGTGTATGATATTGACACATTACGTATTGATATGGACACTAGTACGGGTATAGTTGAATCAAGGGTATACATTAGAGACATTTTAACACCGTTCACTTTAAGAAGTGAGACAAGAATATACAAAGTCAACGATGCTTGTGAGAAGTCTATTACTTTATCATGGTATAATGAACTCGGAACACAGGACACATATACTTTATTGGGAAATATTACAAGGTCAGGTAAATACACGGACAGCACATTTAAAAGAGTTCGACCAGTAAACCCTTTAAGTACTAACGTAGGGGATTTAGTTTACAAATCAAGTTATAACTATGAATACGACCTTTTCAGCGATAGAATGCCAGAAAATGCCGTCCAATGGCTGAGTAACATATTAATTAACAAAAGGGCAGCTATTCAAATCGAAGCGGTTAAACCAGTTCAACCAGATTTAAATGGTTTAATTTATAACTGGTTTGTAATTGACGCTGGAGGTGGAGGTGATGGAACTGCAAATGGTGGTATAGTTAACCAATCCCAAACAGGATGGGCAGTTCCTAGCGCTTTAGCTGGTGTTGGATATAGTTTACTGAACACTTTTTTAAGTGGTAACGCTGGCTCGTTAAAAGAAACAGGTTTTATTAATTGGGACTCTCCAAATACTGGCGCAACAACTTCAGCTAATTTTAACGCTGTAGGTTCTGGAGCTAGGGATAGTGTTATAGGTGTGTTTTTTGACATTAAGCAAGGGTGCTACTTAATGACCTATGAAGATTTTGCAGGAAACTACAATTACACAAAGTTAAGTTATAACAGTTCTACTTTTTCGGCAACAAGTAATCTTAGTGTTTTCGGTTCTGCTATTCGTTTAGTTAGGTTAGCTGTCGGAGGGGAAAATGATGGTGATTTAATTACGGCCGCATACATAGGTAACAACGGTATTTCTTATGATGGAGTAGTTATAGGTACTCAAGTTTGGATTACTTCAAATCTTTACGAGACAGAACTAAACGACGGTACAACTATACCTAACATAACAGATAACACAGATTGGAAAAACTTAACAACAGGCGCTCTTTCTAGCTATGGAAATGTAACAATAAACACGGGCGGTAAAATAGGCAAATACTTCCCTATTGTAATTGACACAGATAAAACAGTATTAGAGGACAAATTTGCACCTGAAACATTGTTTAGGTTGAAATTTAGATTAGCAAACGAAAGAAAAGGACTTAAATAAATGCGAGAATTACAGCTATTCATACTCGATTTACAAGGGAATCAACTTGGCGAACTAGATTTAACCGATTCAAATGACTTTGCATTGAAGCTAACTAAGTCCATCGCTTCAATTAACGACTTAGGGCGACGTAATACATCGTTTAGCTTAGACTTTGAAGCACCACAAACAAAGAACAATAATAAGTTGTTAACGGGGCTTAGATTCATTAACGCAACTAAGGAAATACTAGGTAAAAAACCATGTGCTATTATGGTAGATGGTAACCAAGTGGATAGGGGCTATCTTTATCCGTTTGGAAGTAAGGTAGACGGTAATTATAAGCTAGTTTTT